TTACCTTGTCGACAGCTTTCTCGCCATTATGCGCGGCGAGTTTCAACTTTTCCTGCTGATCTTTTGAAAACATTATCTTCCTTCCATGAGGGCTTGCATTGCGAGTACGACGAATACGATGCCGGCGACTACTGCCAGGCGGTTAACAAAGTCGAACACGGCATCCCTGCGCGGCAGGTCGGCGCACAGCCAAGCCAGCGTCGGGCGCAAGCCTCTTTTTCTAAAGAAAACGTAGCGCTGTAAACTGGTCATTTCATTCTCCGGTAGTGCACTTCTGATCGTGAGCGGTCTGGGTGCAGGCTTCTTGTTTCGACAACGCCGCGTTTAGCCATCGCGCGCAGGGCGTGCGTCACGACGGAAGTTTGAATCTTTGTTTTCTCCACCACTTGACAGACCCGTCTCCACTGGATCGGGTGCAGCGCCTTAACGATGGCGATCTCGCGCTCGTCGATCTCATTTGGAGTCGCCGCCATGTTGAGATTTCGCACGGTGCGGGGGCGGCCTTGCGGCGGGGTGTAGGGGGTATTCATGAGCAGTTCAGCGAAGGTCATGTCACTCTCCAGCACATGCAGTTGTGTTGATGCGCCACCAGTACCTTGATGCGATCATCAAGGGCGGAAATCAGTTCGTCGTAATCGTTAAGCACACGAACCACGTTGCTCCTGTTGGCGCGTAGTGCTTCGCGCTCCTGGTGCAGCGCGACGATGGCAATGCTGGTGTCGCTTAGGCTAACTTCGCTCATTGCACAATCTCCAAGAAAGGCTCGCACCTTGCTGAGTTCATGTCCTTTCGCGCCCACAGCGCCGCATGGTGTTCGCCAACGATTACCGAACGGCGTCTGCACTGGCAGGCATCGCGGCAGTAGTAGCCTGAGCATTTAACGTCGTCCGTTACCTGGTACGTGGGAGCGCCCCAGGTAACGGGTTCATCGACGGCGCTGGCATCGTCGGAAAGGGAGGCTGACCATCCAGCGCTGCCGGTGTTCGGTTCCATGCCGGCGCCTAGCCGCTCCGCAGACTGCACCGCCGGCTGACTGTCATGCGTGAGTATGTCGTTCATTGTTCTGCTTTCCTTCCGATCCATTTCCATTTAGATGGCTTCGTGCCGATGCCTTCTTCGGTGCAAACCACAACCTTTTGATCCTCAAGTTTGCGGAGTAACCTCAAACCTTCTCCCTGCAGCGCAATCGAAAACTCTTTGGTATTGCAGTGCCATTTGAGTTTTTCAAAGATGCGTTCGCCGATTTCGTAGTCCCGTTGTTTGCGGGCTGCCGATGCGCGTTTGCTGGCGGCAGTCCGGGCGGGCGTTGATCCCCATCGGTTTCGTGTTTCGTCGGCATCAAAGAGCGGCTTAACGGGGGAGTGAAGCAGGCTGACGAAGTAGGGTCGCGCCTGCTGATCCACATTGCTTACTGTTCGCATGATCAGAACGGGATGCTGTCGTCTAAATCATCGACGGATGGCTTCTGCGCCTTTGGTTTCGGATAATCGACAGGCGGCTCGTTGTTATCGCTGGCGCCCTCTTTCTTGCCGAGCATTTGCATCTGCTCAAGGATGATCTTGGTTGAGTATTTTTCTTGACCTTCTTTATCGGTAAATTTGTCTGTTTTCCATCTTCCTTGGCAGAATACCTGTGCGCCTTTTTTTAGGTATTCCCCGCATATTTCCGCCAACTTTCCAAAGGCGGTAAAACTAACCCATTCAGCGCCTTCCTTTTCTTTTGACTTCCAGCCTACGGCAACACGAAAGCTGCAAACAGGATCGCCTGATTGGGTAAATCTGGTTTCTGGGTCAGCGCCAAGTCGGCCAATAAAACTGCATTGATTAAGATCGTTTGCCATTATTTAATCCTTAAAAACTGGCCAGCAGAATTGCGAATTGGCTTGTAATTGCCAGACATGACGCCGTTCCGTCCTCGGTTTTTTGATTGCATGTCGCGCATGTTTTGCTTATGCGTTGCTTGGTAAAGATGAGCCGGATTAACGCAGTTCCTAACGTCGCATACATGGCATACATCCATTCCCGAATCTATATTTCCTATAAAAGCAAAATACGCAACTCTATGGGCGGGCGTTGTTTTCCCATAAAGGGTATATGACCCGTACCCGTTATTTTGAATAGACCCTGTCCATAACCAGCAATCGCCAGTTTTTAACACTTTCCTGCTTATTACCTTTTGCAGCCTTGTTTTATATACCAATGATGGAAGTTCGCGTAAGCGCTTACCTTTATTGACGGATGCCATGTTTATTTTTCCTTTCAGGCCGCATGGGCGATGAAGTGGCCTTCGACATAGGCCAACACGTTGAGCAACTGGAAGTCATCCAGGCTATCCAGGCGGGCATTGATCCTGCGGCGCATTTCGTCCGTAGTTAGCCGGCTGGATGTTTTCGTTCCAGAGGTAATTGCAACCGGCTTTGCCTCGGCAATGACTGCGACAGTTGGCTCGACCTCTAAGGGTTTTGCCACTGGTTCGGCCGCCACTTTGGCAGATTCTTCGGCCCTGATCCTGGCGCGCTCTGCAACAAGTCGCTCATGCTCTGCCATCTGCGCCTTTTGCTCGGCTTCGCGCTTCGCCTTGGCCTGCTCTTCCTGACGGATGCGTTCACGCTCACCTTCAAGTCGCTTGGCTTCCGATTCCTGGCGCTGGCTGATACGCATTGCCAGTAGTGCAGCAAAATCATCCGGTGCTTTCGTGCAGACAGATGCGAAGTCAGGAAACAGGGTCATATCTTCGACCGTCTTGTGGTTGGTATCGATGCGGTCGGCAATAGCGCTGGCTTCTATCTTGGCATTGGCCAAAGCAACCGATACTTTGTCGCGCATACTGTCTAGCGACTTCAAGCCCTTGATTACTTCTGCAAAGCCAACATAAACGACGCTGAACGCAACGCCTACTCGGTCACACAAAGCGCTGTAGTGTTCATTGAAGGCTAATTTCGCCTCGTTAACGATCTCTGTTTTGCGGTTTTCCTTCTCAGCCTTCACCAGCTTGTCGAGCGTCAGGCGCTTGTTTTTCATCTCCGCCTTGAGGCCGTCGATGGTGCGGAACAGTTCGTCAATGCTGGCCGTCTGCGACAGGGCTTGCGACTTGACCAGATCAAGTCGCTTTTCCCCGTCCTCCAGAAACTTCACCATCTTGTCAGCAGTGGCGAAATCGGCATCCGTGACCAGCGTTGTGTTGATTGCTTTGATGCGCTCAAGCACGACAGTCTGAAACGTGGCGAGATTTGAGGATGTGACCTGGCCGACCAGTTGAACCGTCAGCGCCGGAAGGGCGTCTATCGTTTCGGCAATTGCAGCAGGCTTGATTGCTTCCGGCGTATAGGCAGCAACGTCCTTCTCAAACTGCGCCCACCCAGCCATCAATTGCGCAGCGCGACCGGCGACGGGTTTGTATTCCATCCAGACACATTTTTCTGCCGTGCCATCGGACACCATGAAAATAACGCTGTTCGCGCCAGTGACTAGCAGTTGGTGTTCAAGTTGCCAGTAATAATCCGGGCCGAGATTCTTGGCGCGTACCGCTTCGGCCAGTGACTCATTCCAGAGTTTATGTTCCCAAACGGTATCACCCAGCATTGTTAGGCCATCCAGGGACGCCAGCAGATAGCCATCATCGTCAGTGCAAGTCACCGGGAACAGGTCGCCGCCGATAATTGATTCGGCAATCGGCCTGGCGGCTGCTTCGGCGGCATGGCCACGGTCAAACAAATATTGCTTGGCCGAATCAACCTCGGGAACGATGCCGGAGGATTTCTGTTTCAGCAGATCGGTTCTGCTCAGGTATTTGCTGCAGCCAATCATTGCCGGCGCTTCGCTGGCGCAGAAGTATTTGGCGCGGGCGGCTAACCATTCCGGGCTGCCTTGTTGCAGTTCAAGTTCACGCATGTTCGTGTTCCTCCATTTCGCGAACGAAATCGGCGTCAATCACGCCATCGTTATCAACGTTCGCTGGTTTAGCTGGCTTGCGAATAGCTGCCTTTTGCGCTTCGGACAACAAGTATTTGGTTGATGAGCGCGCAATAATCTGGTCGGCAGTGGCTTTACCCTTTGCAATGGCATCAAGCCATGTCGGCAGGTTTGTTTTGAAGTCTTCGTCCGTGTAAGGCGGAAGGCTTTCTTTCTGCGTAGCTTGTTCCCTGGAGCGTTCAAGTTCGCGCAGTTCTTCCGGCAGGTCTTCAATGTCCTGCGTGAAACAGTCAGAAGCAGCGGTTACGTTCAAGGTCATGGCAACCTGGGCACGTTTCGCCGCCATCTTCAAAACCGTATTGGCAATGTCGGCCGGCTCGGTGCGAACCTGCGGAGTCTTCTCGACCTTGCCTTGGTATTTGCTGAATTTTGTGCGGCGACGATCAATCGGCGTTTCGTCAAATTCTTCCTGGCAGATCGCACGGCGCCACTTGTACTTCTCTTCGTTCGATGAGCATTCGCCAATCCCTTCGCCAAGGACAACGCCGGAAATCTGGTGCGTTCCTGTGCAGGTGATCCGGTAGCGAACACAATCACTATTCGCCAGGTCTTCAATCTTGTAGGTTGGCGCAACCCGGAATGTCACGCACAGCACTTCGGCGCCCGGCTTGTAAAGGCTGGGCTTCTTACTTCCAGGCACGACCCCATAATGCGTTTCTTTCAGCATGACGGCTTGCATTACCTCTTGCACGCGATTGACGTGCGCCCTGATGGCGCCAGCGGTCAATGCTTTTTGTTCGTCAATGACGGTGATTTCGTTGCTCATTTTGATTCCCTCAGTTGATCCAGCTTGCCCTAAAGTGTTTGCGGCTCGGTCGCCGTGATATTGATTTCTTCCAGAAACGCCGCGCAGAAGACTCGGCAAATGGCGTCTGTGTGGGCGCAGGCCATCACCACAACGCTCTTGCCGTTCCAGCGCACCAGCCAGACGCCTTGCCTGATTTGTTTGGCGGTCATGCTGCCCACCGCTCGGCGTAATAATCATCGTTGGCCTTTTCGGCCTTCTTGATCAGCTCTTTGATGATGCGTTCGACCGTCTCGTCGGACAGCAACGACACGATGTCGACGCCGGCAACAACGACGGAGTTGATTTCAAAATCCTCACCACAGCCGGGATAATAAAAAGTGGCGGGCTCGCGCTGTTGGTAGTCGAAATCGATCTCCATAGTGAGATCGTCCAGCTTGATTGTTTCGGTTGTCATGCTGCCTCCTTCACTTGTTCTTCGAGCGGAACCGGCAGGTCAGGCCACAGCCACTCGGGAGCGTCCTTGCTGCCCTCGTTGCGGTAGGGCACGACCACGCCGGCGAAGTTATCGTCGCCGAGCTGAATCAGCGCCGGGGCGGTGCCGTTGTGCATCAGGGCGGCATTGATGAAATCGTCCTTCCGGGGCTTGCCATGCAGCGCAACGTAGGCTTTCTCAATCACGGCCAGGTAGTGCGGGTTGAACTGCGCCATCTCGCCACTGGTGGTGCGGGGGATTACCCGGTAGTAGTCGGGGTAGACCCCGTCCAACGTCTTACCAGAAACCGTTACGCCGCCGCAGTTGATGCTGATCGGGCGTTCGTTGCTCGGATGCTTGTAGCCTTCGTGCTGGATCTGCTCGCCGATCTCGATTTCGACGAAGCTGCCCTTGAGGTTTTTGAGCAGCGCGTTGGGGATGATGACGTTGGTCACCACGTCGTGCGGCAGGTCGGGGATGTCCTGCTGGACGCGGTACATGCCGGCGATGTGACCGTTGGTGGCGACCAGACGCACCTCACTGCGGCGCAATTCGAGGTTGATGCCGTTGAGGTAGTAACGCACGTCTTCCACGCTGGCGAAAAGCGCGACCGTCTTCAGCGCTTCGATGGGGATGATGACTTTTATGGACATGACTATTTCCTTTCGATGATTGTTCTGACGATGTGATCCAGCGCATCGTCAGGCAGGTTCAGTTGAACCAGGCGCTGCCAGCGGGGGCGGAGCGCCTTGGGGAATTGCTGGTGCAGCTCCAGCGACCACAAACCCCCCCGGGGTTCTGGGGTCAGGGTCATGCGGAGCGTGTAGTTGGGAAGCTGGTGGATGATCATGCGGTCACCCCCTGGATGCGCTCGTAAAAATCCTCTAGCGATGCCGGGGTTTTTTCCTCGACCCACTCCCAAGGGGCGCTGTCGTAGCCGGGCAGCGCCCGGAGGGCCTTGCTGGTAATACTCTCCAGCTGGGCGCAGGCGTCCGTCATCGCCCAGTCATCCGTCTCGGAGGACTGATACTCAAGGCAGTTGCACAGCTTGATGATGGTCAAGGGCGACGGGATCGATTTGCGGTTGAGGACATAGTGCTTTGCCCAGAGGCAGGCCGCTTCGACGATCTGGCTGTCGAGCAGGCAAGGGCCGGGGCGCTGGCCATCGAGGTCGTCGGGGTAACGGGTTGCGACCGAGCGGATATTCTCCTTGGCCAGCACTTCAGCGATTTGTTTCGCGGCGCCGCAAGAGTCTGATGCGGCGTAGGCGGCCAGAAGGCCGATGTGTTCGGGTTGGCAGACATAGGCTGACATGACAGATTCCTTTCAAGCAAAAAGAATCCGGGGAGCCTTGCGGCTCGACCCGGACTAGAGGGGGTTGTTTGGTTAGAGAGACTTGACGCGGACGTCGTAGAACTTGACCGTGCCAGTCGCAGCGAGAAGCTGCGCCGGGGTCAGGAAGCTCTTGGCCTTGGCCTGGTCGAGCTGGTTACGCTCGATCCACTTGACGGTGATCTTGGCGCTGGCGGTGCTGTGCTCGCCCTCGCCGAGCAGTTCGATGACTTCGACCTTGGCTTTCTCAAGCTCGGTCTTCAGTGCGACCAGCTCACGCTGGAGCTGCGCATACTTGTTGATGATCGCCACTTCTTTCTGGCGACTGATGCTGATGACGTTGGATAACATGACAGATTCCTCCGATTTAGCGATTCGACCAAGACGGTCAGGCTCGCAAGTTGGTGTAAAGCGCCTTCGCATTTCAGCAGCCTCGCCCGCTATGGCCGTCGCCAATCGCTGCGGTACTTGGTGTAGAGGCTGCTGAAATGCGCCGCCTCGTTTGAAGCGGCTGCTTATCCGCCAGTCTTTGCTCGTCGTCTGCGCTTAAGGGCGTGATACCCAAATCCTGAGCATTGGCTTGCCGGATCGCATCGGAGCGGGGAGCCTGGCGGCTTCTCCTACGTTTCACTTGTCGCGTCCGGGCTGCTGTTGCTGCCGGCTGGCGTGGCACAAGGCCATAAAGAGCGGTTGCAGTTCCGGTGTTCTTCCGTTCGCTCATCGCATGTCGGAGACAGTGGCGCTTCTTGCTTTGGTTAGATGCCCGACTCGCGGGTTTTGCCGGTGCTGCTTGTGGTCTGGTGTTGCTTGACCGTTGAATGAAGTATGAGCGAACTCACACAAGGTGTCAACATAAAATTGAGGGCGCGCACAGTTTTGGCAAAATTTATGTACAATACGAATCTGAGGGAGAGGCCGAAGGGTTTCCCCCTCGCGTGCGCGTCAACTGTTATTGGTTGGCATTTGAAGCGCTCGGCAGGGCGCTTGTTTCAGCCGTGTGGTTGCACGGCAGCTTGGCTTACCAGGCCAAGTACAGAATCCCCCGGCCTTCGGGCTGGGGGATTTATTCCAACTATGCGGCAAATCACAACGCATGACAACAAAAAACCGCCCGAAGGCGGCTGGTCTGGTGGGGGAGGGCTACGCTAACACTAAGGAGGCGCGTCTCATGTTCAGTGGTCGAGGGATTCCGTTGGGTGAAACGCAAATCGGTTTTGCTGGTTCACCAGAAGAAGCGCACCAACAACGAATGAGTGACAAAGAAGGAGTCGGACTGGCGGTTCGTTGGGAGGCGTTAAAAGCGTTGCCGCGAAGTAATTGCCTGACGGGTCAATGCTTGAGCAGTGCAGACACGCCACAACCTCACCATCCTCCTGCGTCAAAATCTGCACAAAGTCATCGAGCAAGTATTTATGACTTGCTACTTGATCCGTATCAAGAATAACTTGCCAAATCTCCATCACAGTCTCGCAACAGCAAGCAGTGCGGTGCGCTTGGCTTTGCTGCCCGTCCGGAAGCAGCGCAGCAGTTCTTCCTCGGGTGGGGATAGGCGAGGGGCAGGCGCCTCACCTTCGTGGTCGTGATCCATCCACCCAGGCGGACGCAGAGCGCCGGTCTCCAGCTTACGCGCCAGAGCATTCCCGACATTGCGCGTGGCGCCACTCGGTAGCTTGGTGCAGTTGAGGATTTGCGACAGGTATTTTTCGCTGGTGCCCGATATTTCAGCCAGCGCGGCGATTGTTTTGAATTCTTTTACCAACGTTTGTAGGTTTTTTCGTCTGATGTCCATGCACCAGTTTAGGGCAGGGATTCCCTTGCGCACACAAGCGCAACGCTAGCCGCCAGATGCTAGCGTGTTCAGGCGAAACATGGCTGAAACACAAGCAAACGCTGATTCTATGACCTTCGTCTTATATCTTTGGTGCACTGCGTTGTGACAGGATGATGCGCTCAATAACAACGGAGGCAGCAATGAGTGTGATCGAATTTATTCATCCGCCAGCAGTTGGCGGGGAGCGCGAAAATGATAGCCTGATGAATGTCGCAATGGATTTTGAGTTTGGCCGCTACAGCGCAGTTTTTGTGGTGGCGGTGCGACCTGACGGAACACTGCGCGAAGCGGAATTTACTCGCCAGACGCCTTGCCGCGCTTCGGAGAAAGTTTCGCGGCTGCACGGTTAGCGCGTACCAGCATGGCCATCCGGGCGATCTGTAAATAGAACGCCTGGGCATCTTCTGGAGACAGTTCGCGCAGGTTCTTGATGGCTTGAATCTCGGTATCAGTAAAGTCGCAGTCTTGTTCTGGTATTACAGGTGAGCCGCGATTTTTTGGGCCTTTTTCGTCGGCAAGCCATCGTGCTTCAACGTTGAGCGCTCTTGCTATATTAAGCAATAGTTCGCCGGATAGCGTCTTTGTTCTTCCGCTCTCAATATGATTGATCGCAGACGGATCAACGACACATCGGCGTGCCAAGGCGGACTGGCTGAGTCCTGCCTCTAGTCGTGCCTGCGTTAGTCTGTCTTTAAGCTCCATTGAACAATCATAAATGGTTACGCATTGACCATGCTCACATTTACGCTTGCTTTTTGTCGTGAGCGCGCTCATAATTCTAGGTATGAAAACACAAGACGCTATCGACCATTACGGAAGCATCGCCAAATTGGCCAAGGCCTTGGATGTTGACCGGTCTGCGGTGCTGCATTGGAAAGGCTCCGTGCCGCTTCTTCGCCAGTATCAACTTGAAGTACTGACCAAAGGCGCTTTGGTAGCCAACAAAGACAAGCCACAGAAAAAAGCAGCATAGGGGTAATCCATGAACTGGAAATTGCTCATTCAAGACATCCTCGCCACTGATATGAAACGCTCCGAGATAGCCAACCATATCGGCGTCAATGCTTCGACTATTACCGAAATCCTTTCTGGCGAAATTAAAGATATGTACTGGCGAAAAGGTGACGCACTTATTCGCCTGCACGCCGAGCGCTGCCAGAAGAAGGCGGCCTGATATGCCTATCCAGAGCAAACCCATTGTGGAGCCTCTTCAAAGAACAGCGCCCGATGCTCGAATGAGTTTCCAGCGGCAAGTTCCACTAACACCGCTAGGGTTTCTAGCCCATTACTCAGGTCAAGCATCAAAGCATTTTCGGAAAGTACCCTGGTTCCTGCTGCTGTCCCTGATGAGTCTGCCAGCCGCCTGCCGAGATGTTGCCAGGCGAGTGATTGCTGGGCAGTCATGGACAGAGGTTTTTCAATTACGAACAGAACGGAGTGCATTAGTGGCTCCCAAGAACGATTGAAGGAAACCAAATCATGCCCGAGATCCGCTTTGAGTGCGACCAGGACGAGCTATCCATCCTAGATGGATATTGCGCGGCAACGGGCAAGCATCGGACTGAGGTTTTCAAAGAGCTTCTCCGTATCTGGTCAAAAGACAAGTTACATGAAGCCACTTTAGTCCTGCGCTTTGTAGGCAGCAATCCAGATGGTTCGGAGTCGAGCCGGAAATAGACAAAAAAACACCCGCCCGGTCGGCAAACCATTGGGCGGGTTTCATTCACTAACAGGAGCAATTATGCCACAAATTAGAACGCAATACCAGCAGGTGCAGGACTGGCTAAAGCGTGAGCCTTTGACCGCCATGCAGGCGCTGGTGCATCTAGGAGTTGCACGTCTTGCGGCGCGCATACACGAACTCCGCGAGGACGGCTTCCCGGTCAAGAGCGAGATGATCGAGATTCAAGACAGGTACGGCCGCGCCAAGACGGTCGCTAAGTATTCGATGGGGGCGTGATGACTACCTTATGGCAGATCGCCAACGCCCAGGCGAAACAACTCAAGAAGATCAAGACCAAGGCCGCCAAGCGCCGGCAGGAAAGCCTGCTGCTTGAAACGCTGCTGCAAGCGTTGAGGTATGGCACATGAAAACCAATCAATCGGCTGACACGCAATACGCAACATATCTCGTATGTGACGCCGCTTCACGAATGCAGAGCGGGCGAGTAAGTGAGGCATTAAAACTGCTGAAGCATGCGGCGATTCTTTTGCCAGATATTGGTCATGAAGTGCAGATAGCGGCGCAAATTGAAGCGAAAAATGAATTGCTAGTGAAGGGCAGGGGGTTCTCAGCATGAATTATTACGAGCGCCACCTTGGCGACTACGCCAAAGACACTGCCCACCTTTCCATACTTGAACATGGTGCCTATGGCCTTCTGCTTGATAGGTATTACGCGACGGAACATGGCATCCCGGCAGATCAATCCTATCGTGTCTCACGGGCGGCAACGCCGGCAGAAAAGAAGGCCGTTGATGTCGTTTTGGCTGAGTTTTTCAAGTTGATTGATGGAGTCTGGGTTAATCAGCGCGCAGAAGAAGAAATCTCCAAATACCTAGAGAAGAAGCCAGATGCAGACAAGAAGCGCGAAAACGAAAAGGAACGGCAGCGCCGATCAAGAGAACGGAGAAAACAGCTTTTTGAGGAACTTTCAGCACACGGCATCAACATGCAATGGAACGCCTCAACAGAGACACTACAAACAGAATTGTCACGCGTTAAATCACAAGATTGTCACGCACCTGTCACGCGTGACAACACGGCTACCAGTCACCAGTCCCCAGTAAACAAAGAACCCCCCATACCCCCCAAGGGGGGCATCAAACAAAATAACCCGGTAACGCTGCAAACGTTTTTGAATGACTGCACGGCAAGAGGCGAAACCGCTATCCCTGAAGACGATCCTGTCTTTACATTCGCCACGGACGCCGGAATCGAGTACGAGTGGCTGCGCCTGGCTTGGAGGGAGTTTTCGGTGCGCTACCGGGAAGACCCTAAGCGTTACCGTGATTGGCGAAAGGTCTTTAGAAACGCTGTGCGCGGCAACTGGTTCAAGGTCTGGTTCTGCGACGACAACGGCCGTATGTGCCTGACCAGCCAGGGCCGCATGCTGCAGAAAGCGCACAGGGAGGCCGCATGAACGCCGAACTACGCGTGCCACCGCACTCCATCGAAGCCGAACAATCAGTTATCGGCGGCATCCTGCTCGACAGCGCAGCACTGGATAGCGTTGGTGGCCTGAAGCACACCCACTTTTACCGCGCCGATCATCGCGTTCTGTTCGCCACGCTGCAGCGCATGAGTGCCGAGAACAAGCAGATTGACGCCGTGACCGTTGCCGAAGCGCTGGACGAGGCCGGGCAGAGCGAATCCACTGGCGGACTGGCTTACCTTGGCGAGCTGGCCTGCAACACGCCAAGCGCATCGAACATCGGCAGTTACGCCAAGATAGTCACCGATAGAGCCATCGAGCGCCAGCTACTCGCGGCCAATGCCGACATCGAAGGCATCATCCGTGGACAGGGCGAAACACGGGACAAACTGCACCGCGCCCAATCGGCGATCATGGCCATCACCGAGCAGGCGCAACCACGGCAGCCGAGGCTGGTCTGTGAGGCGCTTGGATCGTTCGTCAATACCCTGTCTGACCGGGAAAGTGGCAAGGCGCGTGGCATCCCGACTGGATTTACGGCGCTTGACGCGAAATTGAGGGTACAGCCTGGCGACGTGGTCGTGATTGCCGCTCGGCCGTCAATGGGCAAAACCGCACTGGCGCTGCAGATCGCCACGCACTTTGCCGAAACCGGAACGCCGACCGGAGTTTTTTCGATGGAAATGTCAGAGTCGCAACTGATTGACCGCCTGGTTTCGAGCATCGGCCGCGTGGTTATGGACTCCGTGTTGTCCGGGCGCATGGTTGGCGACGATGGCGACCGGATCATGGCTGCCGCCGGCAAGCTGCAAGACCTGCCGCTTGTTATAGATGACCAGCCCGGGCTGACGGTGCATGAACTGACGGCCAAGGCGCGCACCATGAAGCGCAAATTCGGTGTGAAGGCTTTGGTGGTCGATTACATCGGCCTCATGTCCTCGACCCAGGAAAACCGGGTGCAGGCCATTGGCGAGATTTCACGCGGGGTCAAGGGTCTTGCCAAGGAACTGCAAGTGCCGATCTTTCTGCTGGCACAGCTTTCGCGCAAATGCGAAGAGCGCACCGACAAGCGGCCGATCCTGTCCGACCTGAGAGATTCAGGCGACATCGAACAGGATGCCGACGCGGTGCTGATGATCTATCGCGATGAATATTACCGGCCGGAGACGGCAGACAAAGGCGTGGCCGAAATCCTCATTCGCAAGAACCGCCAAGGCGCTTTAGGGCTGGCACCGCTGGCATTCATTGGCGACAACGTGCGCTTTGAAAACCTCGCCTACAACTGGTCGCCGACACAGGAAACGCAACCCAAGCGCCGGGGAGGGTTTTCAGGATGAGCGCACTTGCGAAACTGGCTGAAATGAAGGCCAAGGCGACCGGGTTGGATGCAGTTCGGGCGGATTACAAGGCGTTTCGGGCAATGCGCCTGGCTGAAGGATGGTCAGACCGCGACATCACCGAATTTGACGAAATGATCAGGATCGACTTTGCGGATGGCGCTGGTGTTCAGCGACCGTTCGAGACAAGTAAGGCGATGCGGATTGAGCTGTGGGGCGCGTACTTTGCAGAGCAAATCATCACGCCTGCAACTGGCATCAACGAGCGCATCCGCGCCTCAATCGCGGAAGAAAGGAAAGCAGCATGAGCGCCATGACCGACGCCTTCTTCGCAATCTTCGACATGCACCGGGCAACTTGCCTGTCCTGCACGCACAGCTACATGGACGATTTCGAGGAAATACTCTGCCACAAGACTGGCGGAAAGATCGCCAACCCATGCGATGCCTACACCTACGAACCCGGAACATCGGCCAGGGAGTATGAGCCATGCAAATGAAAAACAAGGGCTACGGCAATCGCTTTGCACAGGACTTCGGCGGAAACCACCTGCAGCAGATGCGGGAACGATCATCCTGTGGAATGTTCCTCGATTACGCGCACAAATTTTGCGCGGCATGCAAAACCAAGAAGCCGACCAAGGGCGGTGGCTACATCGGGAAGGTGTTTGTTTGCGCGGAGTGCAAGCAATGAAAAAGACGCTGGAGATCACCGGAGACCTGGCGCGTCAGGCCGGCAAGCGGAGTCTGGATGAAGCGCCTATCGGACACTTCTTTAAGATTTACGAGCCGAAGCGCAAGGAAATACAGAACGACAAGTTCCACGCCATGATCGATGACATCGCCAAGGTCTGCCTGTTTATGGGTAAGAGGTGGCCGGCCGACATCTGGAAGCGCCTGTTGATGGCCGCCTATGTCAAGGTGGCCAGAGAAAACGCACGGGCAGAAGGAAAGCCAGACCCGTTCAAAGGCAAAGGCGGCGTCATCCCGATGCTGGATGGCGATGGCTTCCTGCAACTGTCGGTATCCACGACCGAGCTAACTGTGGGGCAAGCGGCAGAGTTTATCGAATATCTATACGCATACGGCGAAGCCAATCACGTCCGCTGGAGTGAGCCTGGGCTGTATGCGCCAACACTGGAGGCCGCATGATTGAGAAAAACACACCATTCCGTTCTGAGAAATGGCGTAACGCAGTGATGTCGCTCGATTTCTGTGTCAGATGCGGCGCCTATGGCGTTCAGGTTGCGCATCGGAACGAGGGCAAGGGTATGGGCATGAAGGTTTCGGACTGCCTGAGCGCCGCGCTATGCCCTGCTTGCCACACCGAGATAGACCACGGAAAAGGCATGACCAAGGAAGAGCGCAGGGCAGAACTTAATGCGGCCATTGTCAAAACAGTTGAAGTCCTTGTAAGTCACGGAAAGGTGGTGGTGGCGTGAATAAAAAAATGTACGCCCTTGGCCGCCTAAAGACCGGGCAGATGAACAAAACCGAGCAATCCTATGCCGAATTCCTTGAGGAAAAGCGGCTGCAAAAGCTGGTTGCTTGGTACAAATTCGAGGGCGTAAAGCTGCGCCTGGCAGATAACACCTTCTACTCACCTGACTTCGCCGTAATGCTGACGAATGGACAGATGCAGATGCACGAAGTCAAGGGATTTTGGCAAGACGATGCACGGGTGAAGATCAAGGTTGCTGCTGACCTATACCCGTTTGAGTTTATCGCAGTCAAAGCCAAGGCCAAGAAAGACGGCGGCGGATGGGCAAAGGAGGAAATCTGATGACTGACGTATGCGACGACAGCGACAAGAAGATTGAGGACGCCATCACCGATGGGGTGGAGTGGGCAAGCAAAGCGGTTGCCGCGATGCCCAAGGGTGAAGAAGGCGAGTGCAGTTACTGCGGATGGCACGTCAAGCGACTGGTCGGTGGCGCCTGCGGGCACTGCCGTGATCGTCATGGGTTGGCCTAGTGAGCCGCCAGCACGCAGCACTGGCCGCAGCAGAGAGCACAGTCCTGGCGCATCTCAAGAGCGCTGGCCTGCCCCTAACCGCGAGAGAGGTGGCGCTGCTACTCGGGTGGCCGCCACAGCGTGCGATATGGGCACTGCAGAGACTCGCAGCAAAGGGGGATGTGACGGTAAGCGAGGGCGAACGCAAAGATCAGTGCTACCGGGTGCGCAGGTTTGCCAAGTACCGGCCCGCCATGGCACCAAAGGCGCTTTATCCGGCGTGGATGATGCCCAAGGCTACCGTGATCGTAAAAGCGCGGCTGGTGCGCGGCAGGGCGTTTCACGATGAGGATGAGTGATGACGAGAAAGTGGGAATTGACTCGCGATGAGGCTGAGTACCTTGTCGACGTGCTTGCGTCTGTGTTAGAGGAGGGTCAAAGCATCGGCCTGTCAGGGCGTGGGCGTGAAATGGCCGAGGATTTAGCCGCAGAGCTATGCGATCTGTTTGGTATGGGTTTATTAAAGCAGGAAATCACGGCAAAAGTGGGAAAAAGTCTCGATTGCTCGCTGGCTGACATCTGGCAAGGTGGGAAAACGTAACGAAAGAGCGCTAATGGTATCGTGTCGATGCGTTGAGTAAAGTCTGGTGGGGGTGGCGTAGTGTCTGAGTATGACCAAAGCCACCCCAACCGCCAAGACCGCCAGCACTAAAAAGCGGGCAAAGCCAAAAAAACCATCGGCGCCAACGCCAAAGCCCGAGGGCTA